ATCAGAGCTAAGACAAGAAGCAGAGTGGAGAAAATGTGAAAGAGATGAGTCGTATTTCCTACGTATGTATTGGCATATCGCTCATCCTGCTCATGGTCGTATCTTATTTGATCTTAGGGATGCCCAATCATTCGCTTTGAATGAGTGGGCTAACAACAGGTACAGTTTGACGTTGAAAGCGCGTCAGATTGGTTGGACTACTCTTGTTGCTGCTCACCAGTTTTGGTTAGCTTTCTTTAAAGATGACCAGAACATTATTGATTTGTCGCGTACAGAGCGTGAAGCGGTGTTGTTGTTAAGGAAAACTAAGTATGGCATGAAACATATGCCAGATTGGATGTTGGATCGTGGACCGAAATCGTTGGTGGAGCATCAGCAAAGGATGGGATTCTCGAATGGTAGCCAGATTACATCGATGCCTTCAGCATCCGATCCTGCGAGAGGTGAGTCAGCTACGCTGGTTGTGGTTGACGAATGGGCGTTCCTTCCAAACCCTGAGGAAGCGTGGGCTTCTATAGAGCCTGTCGCTGATGTGGGTGGTCGTATCATCGGTTTGTCTACTGCTAATGGGTCTGGTAACTTTTTTCACAATTTGTGGACTGGGGCTGAGACTGGTAATAACCGTTTCTCCCCTATGTTTTTCCCTTGGTCAGCTTCGGAGGACAGAGATGAGACATGGTATGAATCTAAGAAGCAATCTATGCTTTCGTGGCAGCTCGCACAGGAATATCCGACAAGTCCCGAAGAGGCATTTGTTCGGTCTGGTAATCCTGTTTTCGATCTTGACATGCTTGACAATATGCGTCGTCATGTTAGAGCAGGTATATCAGGTTATCTCCATGAGACTCACGCGAATGTGGTCGAGTTTAGGGTTTCGTAAGAATGTTTACAGTATGGCAGGAGCCAGAAAGATGGAATGGTTACGTTCTCGGCGTTGATACAGCTGAGGGTTTAGGTCATGGTGACTATTCTTGTATTCAAGTTATTGATGCTAAGAATGGTGAACAGGTTGCGGTTTGGCATGGGCGCATACCGCCTGACGAGTTGGCACATGAGGTTTATAACATTGGCATGTGGTATGGCGATGCTTTATGTTGCGTGGAGTCTAACAATCATGGTTTAACTACGATCACACAGTTACGACAACTAGGGTACCCTAAGCTTTTTCGTAAGCGAGCTTTAAATAAGTCTACAGATCGTGTTACTCAAGAGTTTGGTTGGCGCACTACTCGTACTTCTAAGCCTTTGTTGATCGATGATCTTGCTAAGGCTATGAAAAATGAGGAGTTGGTTCTTCATTGTGAGCATACTATTGCAGAGTTGAGAACTTATAGACGTAATGAGAAGGGTGGTATGTCTGGTTCTCCTTTTGATGACCGTGTTATGTCTTTGGCTTTAGCTAATCAGATGCGCCAGTATGCTTATGTGCCTGAATATGCGCCTGTTGTTGATGATTCTTGGACTTTTGATTGGTGGAGAAGGCAGATTCCTAAGAATAATGAGGTTATAGGTCAGGATATTATTGGTAAAAACACTATGCGTGGGACAGTCTGAGTAGTTTCATAGGACATATTATGAATGGAGAGTCCTTTTATGAGTAAACCTAATAAATATAATGCTTCTGGTATGGGTGCTAACCCTAACTTGAACACTAACGTGCTTGAGTTTGGTCCTCCTACTGAGACAGGTTCACAGAAAGCTACTTTGCGTTCTGATGAAGGTGGATCTAGGCAGGTAAGTAATGAACAGGCACCACGTGAGACACCTTTCAACCAGCATGGGCATACAGGAAAAGTAGAACCTGCTTCTGTACAACCATAGATAGTGGCTATTCTACCCAAGAACGCTTCTTATCAAGAGTTCGCAAAATATGTTGAGATCCATAAGGGTCCTAAAACAGATACTGAGCTTGAAGAGTTGTGGGATTGGAGACAAAAACTTTTAGGGGTGAAAGTCATCACTGGTTCCGTAGCGCGATCTATGTTACCTCCTGATGAACAGCATCTCACTTTAAAGGAACGTGAGAAGAAAGTTATTTCAGAAGCGGAAGCTGCTGGTATTCAAGTAGAAAGAGCGCCTAGTTAATGGCAAGAGAAACCAAGTCAGAAAAATTTGCTCGCGTACACAGCCGTTTGGAGTTAGCTCGTCGTTGGAGAACCGACGAAGGGTACGATTCTAAGTGGCGACGTATGATCGACATGTATCGTGGGAAAACATATTGGGGTGTTTCTAATAATAGTTACGCCCAAGCTCCTGATCGTATTTCTGTCAATTTGGCTTTCAGTACTATCAATGTGATAGCTCCTTCTATAGCTGTTAATCATCCTAAGATTACTGTTACTGCTAACAGGGAAGAGGATCAAGACAGAGCAATTTTTGTTGAAGCCATTGTTAATTACATGTGGCGACATCACGATTACAGGAAACCTTTCCGTCAGGCTGTTAAAGATTTTCTTATCGTTGGGCATGGTTGGGTTAAGGTAGGTTGGCGTTTCAAGGAACAAGAGCGTGCTATCCCTAATGAACAGCGTGAAGCTATGGCAGCTGAGGCTCAGAACGAGGTTGATGATTTTGTTTATAGTTTCCCTGCTGAAGCGGAAAGTGTTCCTACTGCTGCGGACATTATTGATTCGGTTCCTTCTTTTGAGATGGAAGTTGTGGAGGATCAGCCTTTCGTTGAGCGTGTTTCTCCTTTCGACATGTATGTGGATCCTGAAGCTACTTGCCTTGAGGATGCCAAGTGGATAGCTCAACGTATAGTTCGACCTGTTGAGGAAGTTAGGAAAGATAAAAGGTTTAAAGCTTCTGTTCGTCGTAACATTCAAGCCGATTCTGGCGTGAAGGTTCGTTGGGATAACGATAACGAAAGAGAAGATTACTCTGATCTGATAGAACGAGTAACTCTTTACGAATATTATGATCTTGAAGAAGGAACAGTTTCTGTTTGTGCAAGTCAAAGCGACGACTATCTTTTAGATCCACTCCCTATGCCTTACGACTCAGGGCATCCATTCATTATGCTTCGCAATTATGATGTTCCAGACCAGTTCTACCCTATAGGTGACTTGTCTCAAATAGAATCTTTGCAAGAAGAGTTAAACAAAACCCGCTCTCAGATGGTTAACCACAGGAAGCGTTACGCTCGTAAGTATTTATACCATGAGCGTTCTTTCGGACCTGAAGGTCGTGAAGCTTTAGAGTCTGATGAGGATGGAAGGTTCGTTCCAGTTGTGGATGAGAACCGCGCTTTAGGTGAAGTTGTTGTACCTCTTGCACAAGTTCCTTTAGCTCCTGAGATGTATAACCATTCAGGAGTTATAGAACAAGATATCAATACTGTGAGTGGTGTATCAGAATATGCGCGTGGTCAGATGCCTGAGATACGACGTACAGCTACTGAAGCCAGCATCATAGCTGATGCAGGCAATGCTAGAGCAGCTGACAAACTTGCTGTAATCGAATTGGTTATCGGTGAGATGGGCAGACACATAATGCAGTTGATGCAACAATTTATGACTGATGCTCAGATGGTTCGCATAACAGGCAAAGATGATGAACAGTATTATGTTGCCTATTCGAGAGATGACATTATCGGAGAGTATGACTTTTCTGTGGAGGGTGGTTCAACTCAACCTTTGAATGAGACTGCTCGCAGACAGCAAGCTATATCTCTTATGAACGCTATGGCTCCTCTTGTAGGCGTAATTGTTGATCCAGCAGAACTAGCTAGACACGTTCTGCAAGATGGGTTTGGTATTAAGAACCCTGAAAAGTATTTAATTCAACAACAACCAATGGGAGGTATGCCTCCTGAAGAAGCAATGCCTCCTGAAGAGGGGATGGCACCACCTCCTATGAGTGGAGGTATGGGTCCAGCCCCAATACCAGATCAAGTTTTTGAAGCTACAGGTGGGGTACCCCCTGAGCTTATGACCCAGTTACAAAATCAAATGGGCGTTGAGCTGCCCAACATGTAATGGGACAAAATGAGATGTCATATAGGAACAACCGAAAGGATTCCATAAATGGAAAATAATGAGACAACGGAACTGGGTAACAGTAATCCTGAAATTTCAACACAAGAAGCAACTCCAACAGGTGAGATGTATAACGTCAAAATTGATGGCGAGATGCAGCAAGTCTCGATGGATGAACTTCAAAACGGTTACCAACGTCAAGCGGATTACACACGTAAGACGCAAGAGTTGGCTACCGAACGCGAAAGATTGGCTCAAGGTGAGGCAATCGTTCAGGCTTTAGAATCTGATCCTCAAGGAGCAGTTTCAGCTTTAGCTGATGCTTTTGGGGTTGGATTGGACAACCAAGATAATTTTTCTGCTGAACCAGAAGAGGAATTGGACCCCGATGAAGCTCGCCTGCGACGAATTGAATCCAATATTGAAGAACAAAACAAAGCGTTAAGACAGCAGAATTTGCAAAAAGAAATGAATCAACTGCAAAACAAATACGATACAAGCATCGACCAGAATGAGCTTTTCTCTCATGCTCTGAAACACAACATAAGCAATCTTGATGCCGCATATGCTCATATGAATTATGACAATATGCGCCAAAAAGCTAAAAACGCTGACATTGTTGAAGAGAAACGAGAAGCAGCGAATGTTGTTACTGATGCTTCTGGACCTTCGTCTGGAAATTTGGATCGTGCTGTTGTTGCAGTCAATTCTATTCGAGATGCTTTTTCTCTGGCACAAGAACAATTATCAAACAACTAATAGGAGAAAAATCTTATGACTGCGGGTAACACCTCTTTTGATGAGATACTCAGCACAACGCTGAATAACTACGTTCCTAAATTGGCTGATAACGTCTTTACTGCTCGACCACTGTTTTACGCACTCACCAATGGGCAAACCATTCGGCGTGTAAGTGGCGGCGCAAAGATCGTTGTTCCAATTATTTATGGAAGTAACTCAACAGCTGGTTCATACTCAGGGTCAGACACTATAGCTACTACAGCTCAGACAGGCATCACAGCCGCTGAGTTCGACTGGAAACAGTACGCAGCTACAGTGACTATCACTGGTATTGAAGAAGCTAAAAACAATGGTCAAGAAGCAATAATCGACCTTCTCGAAGGAAAGATTATGCAGACTGAAGAAACCATTATTGAAAACCTGAACACCATGCTATTCGGTAATGGTACAGGTAACAGTGGCAAAGACATGCTTGGGCTTTCAGCCTGCATCGGTCTTGGCAATGACGCTGGCGGTTCCTCTTTCGGAGGAATTGATGCAACAGATTCAGACAACTCTTGGTGGAGATCATCGGTTTCCAACCAAGCAGGTGCCATAACTCTTGCAGCCATGTCAACAATGTACAATAATGTTTCAGTTGGAAATGACCAACCAACAATCGTGATGACAGGGCAATCTCAGTACGAAGCGTACGAAGCTTTGCTTCAGCCACAACTCCGTTACACAGACGCTGCTACAGCAGATGCTGGTTTCCAGAATCTTCTGTTCAAGGGCGCTCCTGTGACATACGACGGTACTTTGGCAGGAGAAGGCAAAATGTACATGCTTAATACTAAGTATCTACGTCTTGTCGCTCACACCGACACTTGGTTCCAGCCGACTCCGTTCGTGCGACCAACGAACCAAGATGCAAGATACGCACAAATTCTGTGCTACGGCAACTTGACGATCAGCAACCGCGCTCGCCAAGGTTATATCTACGGTATAACACCTGCCTAAACTGATTTATGTGGGGGCGAAAGTATTCGCCCTCACATAATGATTGGAGCAAAATGAGTTCAAAAGAATACGCTATGGCATACAGCAAAGGTGCAGAGTTGGCAGGTACACGTGGTGTAGCCCCCTCGCATTACGCCCCTGGTCAAGCCTCTGGATCACGTGCTGCTGCTTGGAATTATTCCGAAAGCGTTCCTCCTTCAGACGAACTCTCAAATAATTGCTCCGCTATGACTCGCGGAGGGGCAGCGTGCAAAGCGCGCCCTATCCGCGAGTCAGACTTATGTGTAGCTCATACTCGACAAAAAGCTTCTAATGGGTAGCATGACAATCGCAGAGATGCGAACCCATGTCCGTAATGTGGTTGACATTGATAGCAGCGACATCGCTGATACCACTCTGAACTACATGTTAGGTCAAGGGTATGACACTATTGTCTATAGTGAGAAACGATTCCCTTTCTTCGAGTCGTACACAACCTTCACTACAGCTGGAGGTACTAAAGATTATTCGCTTACAACAATCGCAGCTTCTCCCGATGCGATAAGTCAAGGCATCAGAGACATAATTTCTCTTAAAACAGATGACCATATAATCAGCTACGTTGGTAGAGATTACGGTGATTTTAATTATCCTTTCAATGCTGAAGGTTCAGGACAACCTTGGGAGTGGAGTTACTGGAACGACAAGGTTCGTTTATACCCCACTCCTGATAGTGCTACTACTGTTTATGTACGCGCTATACGCAATGCCGCTGATTTCGGTGAGGGTTCAACAGATTCAACAACCCCAGATTTGCCTGACGCTTTTCATCCCATTCTTGCTACTTACGGAATTTTTAAAGCCTACTTACAGCAGGAAGATCCTGTCATGGCGCAACAATATTTCATGCAGTTCCAAGCAGAGCTTGACAATGTGGTCAGACGTTATGCTGACAGCCCTGCTCCTCAGCCTATGGTTGCTAACAGTCGTACATCTTCACGTTATTTAGCTGGTTTCGGAACTCTTCGTTACGCTAATGATGGTGGGATTGTCTGGTAGTAATGGCGCGTGGAGAATTTCAACTTGAGGTCTTAGAAAATTTTATTGGTGGTTTGAACTTTCGTTCAGACCAGTTCAATTTAGCTAAAGACGAATCACCTGATCTTCTCAACGTCGTTGTTGACCCTCGCGGAGGGATCAGACAACGAGATGGAATAGATAGAAGAAACACCACGGCTTTAAGCGCAGACGTTAAAGGCATATGGGCTTTGTACACAGAAGGTGGAACTAATCACCTGATGGTTAATTATGGAACAGCTGTCGCTTACTCTGCTTCAGTTAATTTCACAAATATAACTGGAATAACAGCTCGTACCAATGGGTCGAGATGTTATGGAATGACCATGAACAACATTGCCTACGCTGTTTCGCATGACCAGCCTTCATTTAGATGGAATGGTTCTGCTGCTGCGGATCTTGGCACAACGCTTGATGGCTCTGCGGGTAATTTCCCACAAGGTCAATATGTTGCTTTCTGGAATAACTTTGCTTGGGTGGCAAATACGCGTGAGTCGAGTACCAATTACAAGTACCGACTCAGATGGTCCAATTCTAATGATCCCGAAAAGTGGTCTGCGTCTGATTATGTGGATATTGATAAAGGGGAGCATGGTGACCAGATTACAGCATTAGTCCCTATGGGTGACAGATTGCTGGTATTTAAAACAAATAGTGTTCACGCTGTTTACGGTTTTGATTCCGATTCTTTTCAAGTAGTTACTTTAACTAATGACGTTGGATCAGTTCCTTTGTCATCTCCTGTTTCAACTACGTATGGAACTTTCTTTTGGTATGCGGATCAAGGGGTTTATGTTTACGATGGTCAAAATTTTATACCGTTGTTTACAAAAATATCTCCTGCTATAGATGATGGCAGGATAGATAACCTAGTTTCTAACCCTCCTCAATTAGCTTGGGGCAATAACAAGCTTTACGTTTCTGTTGATTGGACTGAAGCTGGTAGTACAGCTAGAAGAACATTTATATATGATCCGACTCTTGGACAGGGTGGTGCTTGGGTTATGTCAGATATTGATGCAGGTCCATTGTATGCGTATCGACCTCCTAATTCTTCTTCAACTGTATTCGCTGGATGTGAAGCTAATACAGGTGTCGTAATAGATGTGGAAGATGCCCAAAACAGGGCAACAGACAGGTACGCTTCTGCAACTACTACACATATTACTTCTTATTTCACTACTCCTTGGATTCAAGGCAAGAACGCTATTGTTAAAAAGCGTTGGGGGCGACCAAGAGTAGTATTATCAGCTGAATCCACGCTGACTTTACCTATAAGTGTGTACAAAGACTACGATAAGTCTGCTCAAACGCAGTTAGTGAACCTTTCCATTACTGCGAAAACTTCTGATTCTAGGTGGGGTACCGCTAAATGGGATGATTCTGACGAATCATCCGCATATGTAGCGAAATGGGATGCAATAGCGCGAGATTTAACAGCAGATATTGTGAATTTGCCCACACTTGGGACAGCAAAGAGTATAAGTATGAAGGTCAACGGTCCTTCTACAGATAATCACTGGGAAGTAAACGCGTTGGCTTTCACATACACGCCGAGGAGATTGCGATAAATGGCGACATTAGCAGTTACAAACGATTTCAGTGCTGGAACAACGATAGTTGCCAGCGAGATGAATACCAATTTTGGGGATATAGAAACCTTTGTTAATTCAAGCCCTGGTGTTGTACAAAAGGACATTGTTGATGCTACAGGTGACCTTATTATCGCTACTGGTTCTGATGCTGTTGCACGTTTAGCGGTTGGAACTAATGACCATGTTTTAACAGCAGATTCTTCTATTTCTGGAGTGGGTTTGAAATGGGCGGCGGCTCCCGCTGACGCTACAAAAATGCCTTTGGCTGGCGGTACTTTTACTGGTGCTGTTACTTATCAGGGCGCTAGTCCAATTTTATTAACTGGTGCTACTACAGGCAATGGCTATGAAATTACTTTAGCGGTTACTGATCCTACTGCTGATCGGACTATTACTCTTCCTAATGCTGCTGGAACAGTGGCGCTTACAGGTGGGGAAGAGTGGAATAATGCTAACAATGTTCTCACTAACTCGGTTTTTAATTAAATAAAGGAAAGGTAATATGGCGACATATTCAAAACAGAAACTATCAGGAAGTACCAACGGTAAGAATATCAAGGTAGCGGCTACGGCAACTGCTGGAACAACTATTCATGCTGCTGTTACAGGGACTTCTGACATGGATGAAATCTGGTTGTATGCCTGCAACACTGATTCTTCGGACAGGAAACTGACGATTGAATAC